CGAGATTCCAGAGATCGACATCAAGGTGGACAGCATTGCTGTTACAGCTATCACCAAGAAGCTCAAGGCTAAGTGGACCCCAGAGTTGGGACAGGATCTCAACGCTTACCACAACCTTGATGCCGAGGTTGAGCTTACTCAGATTCTTTCTGAGCAGATCGCCCTTGAGATCGACCGAGAGATTCTTGAAGATCTCGTCAAGGATGCCCGCGCTGGAGTCCGTTACTGGTCCCGTAGCCCAGGCAAGTTCGTTAACCGTGAGACAGGTGCCGAGATCGGTGCTTCTGGTACGCCAGACTTCACAGGTAACGTATCCGAGTGGTACGAGACTCTCGTTGAGACAATCAACGACGTCTCCGCACAGATCCACCGCAAGACTCTTCGCGGGGCTGCTAACTTCGTCGTCTGCGGACCAGAAGTTGCAAACCTCCTTGAGTTTACAGCTGGCTTCCGTGCAAACGTGACTGCTGATGCTGACCGTGGCGACATTGGCGCCGTTAAGGTCGGTGCTCTCTCCAAGAAGTTCGACGTTATGGTCGACCCTTACTTCCCACGAAATGTTATTCTCGTAGGACGTAGAGGTGCCAGCTTCCTTGAGAGCGGTTATGTATACGCACCATACGTGCCACTACAGACCACACCTACTATCTTCGGTGTAGAGGACTTCGTACCTCGCAAGGGTGTCATGACCCGTTACGCCAAGAAGATGGTCCGTCCAGATATGTACGGCTTGGTCATCTGCCGAGGTCTTGAGAACTAATTAAGACTGACGTAAGGTCAAAATAGTTAAAGCCCCGTCTCTTTTGAGGCGGGGCTTTCTATTTATTAATAGATCAATTCTGAGGGCCTTTAATGTCAATTCCAAATTTAAATCCAGCTTCCACTTCAAATGCCAATATTCTTCCTGTGACTGGTGCCGCCGCAAATGTGGCGTCAACACTACCTTTTGCCATTTACGTTAATTCAAGTGCATTCTTGTCAGGCGCTGCAGACCAAGTTGCTTACACATATAAAAAGCTAGGTGGTGACGTATTAGATATTGAGTTGGCAGAAGGCTCAGTTTATTCAGCTTATGAAGAGGCAGTACTGGAGTATTCGTACTTAGTAAACTTGCATCAGTCTAAAAATTCTCTTTCTAGTCTCTTGGGTGGTACAACAGGCTCATTTGATCAAGATGGACAAATCGTCTCAGGCTCCGCGCTATCAGGATCTGATATTGCTTTAAAATATCCAAGATTTGATTATGGGTATGTTCGTAGAGTCTCAGAGGGATTAGCTACTGAAGCCGGCTTTGGCGGACTAACACCAATCTATTCAGCCTCAATTGACCGTGTACGAGACCAACAGGACTATGATCTGCAAACTTTAATTTCCTCTTCGGCTGCCACTGACACCACAGTTCCATACTACGGCAAGGTGCAGGATAAAAGAATTATTATTAGAAAAGTCTTCTTTAAAACACCAAGAGCAATGTGGAGATTCTATGGTTACTACGGTGGGTTCTCAGTTGTAGGAAACTTAAGAACTTACGGTCAGTATGCTGACGATTCTACTTTTGAGATTGTGCCAACTTGGCAGAATAAACTTCAAGCAATGGCATACGAAGATGCCCTCCATACGCGTGTTTCACATTATTCATATGAAATTCACGATAATATGTTAAGAATATTTCCAACCCCAGCAACGACGTCGCCCGAGAAGTTCTGGGTCCAGTTTACCATTGATGGTGAATATGAGGTGTGGGAAGAAACCGGACGCGGCAAAGAAGGTGTTGAGGGAGTTAACAATCTAAACACTCTTCCATTTGAGAACATTCCATATGAAAATATTAATGCCATTGGTAAACAATGGATTCGCAGATTCGCTTTAGCTCTAACAAAAGAGATTCTGGGACAAGTACGAGGTAAGTTCTCGACAGTTCCAATTCCGGGTGAATCTGTAACACTGAACGCTTCGGAGCTACTATCTCAGGCTAGAACCGAGATGGATCAACTAAGAGAAGAGCTTACAACTATCCTTGGTGAGACAACGTACGATAAGTTGGCCGAGATTGATTCATCACTACAGGACACAACGAAGAAGGTTCTTGAAAACATTCCAGCTGGCATTTTTGTAGGTTAGTCTGATGTCACGCAGTAAAAGATCCGAGAAACAAATAAAAGATAAGAGATCTCAACGTTTTGATTATGTTGGCGACAAAGAAGTTGCTGCTAAACTTCAAGAGATAGAGTTTATGCCTTCGTCCTTAGAGACGATTGATAGGGCAATGCTTCGCTTTATTGATGAAGAACTTAATCTTTCTGCAAATACCAACGATGGATTCAAGAAAGTCCCAGTTCTGTGGGTCACAGCAGAGCGCGCCTTCCAGATAAAGCACAACAAAGACTTACGAGATAAAGAAGAGACTTTGATTCTTCCTTTGATCACGGTTAACAGATCAGCTGTCACCAAGGAGCCCAACTATAAAGGGACTGTATTTGCTAACCTATACCCCGTTGATGATGAAAAAGGTGGGACAATTACTGTGGCTCGCCAAATAAACCAAAAGAAGACAGCAGAGTTTCAGAATGCTCAAGCTAATAGAAAGTATGGGGCTGATGGCGATGTTTCTAGCAAAATGCTTAATACAAACAAAAGAAACATGTCAACTGCCAAAACTGTATATGAAACCATAACAATACCAATACCTACTTGGGTTAAAGTAACATATGAGATTTCCATTCGCACAGAGTATCAGCAGCAGATGAACGAGCTTATTCGTCCGTTTATTACAATTCCGGGTAACTCAAGAACTCCAAAGCGTATTGAGGCTGAGGGTCATTATTACGAAATATTTATTGATGGTGGTTTTGCTAATAACTCTAATCAAGCCAATCTTGGAATGGAGCAAAGAAACTACGAAACTAATATTAATATTGAAACTCTCGGCTATCTTATAGGAGAGGGTGAAAACCAAGAAAGACCAAAGATTGTTAAGCGCGAGAATGCAGTCGATATCAAACTTGGGAGAGAAAGAACAATAGTGGGAGATATCCCGGAAAACATAAAAGATGGATTTTATAGAGAATAATTCTCTTCCTACTATTTAACACTATTTACTTTGAACATTTTCGCAATGTAGGAGAACTGAACGAATGTCAATCAAGAATTACCGATTTGTATCCCCCGGCGTTTTTGTCAACGAAATTGACAACTCACAACTACCAGCCTCGCCAGCAGGGATTGGTCCAGTTATTATTGGACGTGCTGAGAAGGGACCAGGGCTTAGACCAACAACAGTCAACTCTTTTGAAGAGTTTGTTAGTATCTTTGGTACGCCAAACCCAGGAAACTCTGGTGACGATGTATGGCGACAAGGTGCCAACACAACTGCTACAACTTATGGTGCGTACGCAGCGCAAGCTTATCTTCGTAATAGTTCTCCCTTAACTTACATTCGCTTGCTTGGCGCTGAAGACGACTCGGTCACAGCAGGTAGCGGGGTAGGCGAAGCAGGCTGGGACGCTGGCACCGGAGGACAAGCCTTCGGACTAGTTGTCTTCCAGACCGGCAGTGGTGCCAACAACGTTCTTACCGGCGCTTTGGGAGCAATTGTTTATGCTGAATCTGGCGTTACGATGGAGCTTTCGGGCACTGTTCTGGTTAACCCAACCGGTGATCCAGGCTCGGCGCTCATCACCACATCTACCGGTAGTGCTGTCACGGGCTCGGACTTTGTTATTGCTTCAAGCCCAGCGCGAGCAAAAGAATTCAAGCTTCTTATTAAGGACGGTACCACCACAACAGACACAATAACATTCAACTTTAACAGAAACGATTCTAAGTACATTCGTAAAGTTTTAAACACAAATCCACAGCTCTTAACGGACGCAATTACAGATTCCGATAATCAGAAGAAGTATTTCTTAGGCGAGACATTTGATCGTCACCTAGATAATGTTCTATCAGATGCCAACTCATCATTCGCCGCGGCCTTTATTAGATTAAACAACACAGCCACTGAGGGTGATGATTTCACATACGAAGTTGAAGCTGCCGAGACACCACAGATTGTTAGTTGTAAGCTTTCTCCTTCCGCTGCACCAACAAAGCTTTTTAAGTTTGTTGCTAGAGGCGAGCCCGGAGATTGGACAAATAAGAATCTTAAGATCTCCATTCAAGATATTAAGCGTTCGACCAATGATGAAGACCAGTATGGAACTTTCTCTGTTGTAGTACGACACATTAGCGATAGTGACAATGTTGTCCGCGTAATTGAGCAGTACAACAACTGTAATCTAAACCCCAACTCTCTTAACTACATTGCTCGTAAAATTGGCGACCTAAGAGAGACTTGGAACCAAACAGAGAGAAGATATGTACAGGCGGGCAACTATCCTAATAACTCTCAATACATTTACGTTGATGTTAATTCCGATGTAGATGCAGGAATTACAAACCCAGTTCTTCTACCATTCGGATTTGAAGGAATTGCTAAGTACGAGGATATTGATTCCTCGTTCCTTGACACAACAAAAAGCTGGCTGTCGGCTTCAAATGTAATAGCCCGAAGCACTACCTCTGGCATCGCAGCCGGGGCTGAGGGTTTTTACACTTCTGGTTCTCTCTTCGTCATGTCGTCGTCGGTGAGTGCCAACACACCCTTTA